TTTGGATCTTCTGTCTCAGCATGATTAAGTGCAGCTTCTTTCCAATTCATCCTATAGCCGTACCAATAGAAGGAAACTCTGATCTAGTGCACTGCCTACCAGCACGAATACCAGCAAGATCAAATACAGATGCTAATTCAAATTGAACTGTCTCTCTATTTTCTGCTGCTTTTCTATCTATTTTATATATTTCTTGTGGAAATTCTGCTGTAGGATCTGGTGTTCCATAAGGATTTACATTACTAGGAAAGTTGGCAGCATCAACAAATCTTGCAAGAGTTCTTATTCGAGTTACAGTTGCACCTGTTAAATCATTACCAACGCTTGCTTCATTTACTGATAATAAAATAGACGTAATTGTTCCTAATGCGTTTGATACTGTGAGAGTTGGTCGAGGTAACATCCCTTTTTGAAAAGCAAAACCTTCAGCTTTTACAGGAAATCTTTGATAACTATTACCAGCCCATACAATTTCTCCATTATCTTTTAAAGAAGAACCAGCATGAAATCTATATACAGTGGTAACACTATCTGGATTTCCCGTGGCATAATTTAGTCCTTCTTTCAAAGTAAGTACAAATAGTTCAATTATTGCTGACGGATTTATAACCTGTAAGTCGCTTGCAACACTACTGAATGAAACGTATCTAACATTATTATCGTAAACAGTTTCGCCAAGAACAGTAGCCCAATTAGGCTCGCTGCTTCCTGTTGTTCCTGCTTGTGTAACTCTAAAAAATAATCCACTACTGGCAGAAGTTGGTGCAATAATATCTCCTACTGATAAACTAGCACTTGCACTCCAAACAGTTGCAGCACTCATGGTTCAAACACCTCTCTAAATGTTGCTTGAATTGTTGCTCTATTGTTATATGGTATAGATTTTGTCCAGTTTTCGCAAACATATTGACCAGCACCAGATAAAGTAATCGAAACATTTCCACTATTAGTAGCACTTGCAGCAGCAGTGACAGTAAATACATTGGAGTCAGTTACAGAAGCAACAAGAAATGTACCATCAGTTGCAGATCCAGAAGTGTAATCAATAGTAAGTTCATCTCCTACCGCTACACCATGACTTGTGATCGTAATTGTTACTGTAGTTCCTGATTGAGAGTAAGTTCCTGTTTTTGTAAAACCTTCTCCTGGTGGAGTAAAAGTAAAGCTGGCACTATCATTTGCACGACTATCAAGGAAGCCTTCTATGGTATCTGCATCCGTTTCCGATACGTTAAAAGTAAAATTATATATTTTTGGATTTTGATGAGCAGCAAGTCCAAACAATATTCTATGTTCATAGCCATCAGCAAAACGAACTGTTCTAGTATTTGGTGCGGATCTTTTCTGTTGTCCGTATGTTGGTGTGATTGATGGAAAAGTAGCCATTATGCAAGTAAACCTCCAGGTCGTTTTTGCTTAAGTAATTCTGCCTCTATCGCTGCTGATAATGCAACCCCTAAAGCTCTGCCTTCATCTTCATCTCCTTCCACATTAGAACCAGAAGCATCTACATTAACAACCACATTTGTAGATCCTCCACCCATTTCGTGATTAGGAGTAACTCTTCCTGTAACTCCTGGGGTAAATAATTCTGGCCCACGTTCTCCAACAATATATGATTTATTAGGCTTGGTAACACCACCATTTGCAAAGAATCCACCAATACCAGGAATTGCTCTTAAGAAAGAAGTTGCAGCAAAGTTTATAAGCTGTCTCTGGATCGCTCCAAAAACACTACGAGCTACATCGCCTAGAGTCATAGTGCCTTTTATTGCACCATCTATCGCATCGACAAGACCTGATTGAACTGTATTAGCAATACCTTGATACAAGTCATTTAATAATCTCAATTCATCTCTTGTTTTTATTAGATTTTCAAGTTGTTTTACTTGGTCATCTGTTAAATCTTCTACTGCAATTCCCATTTTCTTTGCTGTTTCAAGTTTTAATTGTTCAATTTCTGCTCCTCTCTGTCCTAAAAGTATTTGATTTTGTAGAAATGTATTTTGACTTTCTAAACTCTTAGTTGCATCATCAAATATAGCTTGCCTTGTTTTAGCTAAATCTACAGATTTTCCTTCTTTTATTAGTCGCTCTTCTATATCAGCTATTTCAGATAAAATTCTTCTTTTTTTTGCTTCTTCTTGTTTTTTACCACTCATTCCTGCTAATTGTTCTCTTAAGATATTTAATCTTGAAACATCACTACCACCTTCAGCTTCTCCTAATTCTAGTAATCTTGCCCTTTCCTTTTGACTTGCACCTGTAATACCACCACCTATTTTTGCAAGTGCACTAAAGAATGGAGCTAGAGCAGCTTGCATTTTTGTCATGGCTAATGTAAATGAATTGCCAAGAATACGACTTGATTCTGCAAATTCTTTTAAATTTTGTACTCCCTTTTCTCCAATAGTTTGATTCATTTTTTCTGTTGCCATAGCCAATGCAACATGAGCACCTTCTGATTTTGCAATAATTTTTAATCTTTTCTCTTCCATCGTTCCAGCTAGCCCTAATGAAACTGTCAATTTATCAACATTTGGCTCTATTTCATTAAAAGCATTTCCTAATTCATTCATGCTGTTAGCTAAAGTCGTTAG